TTTTTTTTTATTTTTTTTTTTTATTCTTGGTCTGGAATTTTTTTTTTCAAAACAGAGATGAAAAATACGTAATGCGAAAAGATAATGTTGAGGAAGGAATAGATAGATATATCATCATCATGCCTTGCTATTCCAATTGTTATACGAATTGTTGCAATTCGTATTGCTCTCTCCTCGTCATCCTCGCCCAGCCTAATCTGAGCGTGATTGCCGGTCTCCTCGACAAGTACAACCTCACCGGCGCCGTCCTCGCCCTCCAGAATGGCACCGTGTACCTGCCCACCAATGCCGCCTTTGCTGCGATTGCTTCCATCATTGCCACGTTAACCGATGAAGAAATTGTACAGATCCTGCTGTATCACGTTTCTGGCCAGCAGGTGCCCGCCGGCGCCCAGGGTAACACCGTTCTCTGCTCTCTCAACAGTCTTCCCCTCCTTGCCCGTCTTACTATTGTCAACAATGTGAAGATCTGCTCCTCGTGCACCACCGCCCAGAACACCGTGGTCAACATCATCCCCGAGGTGCTCATTCCCTTCAACGCCACGAAGTGTCTTCTCCAATAATTTTGACCGCTTTCCTCTTCATTTAGAATCGTGTCACGTAGGATTGATTCGCTGAATCCCATTCAATGTCCTGAGCCTTTAGAAACGTGGCTTTCATCTTTTGTCTCACCGTCGCTGGAAGTGCATCCCATACCTTGGCCCCTTCTTTAACGTCGGTTTCTCCCGTCAAAAACTGGCATCCAATCTCAAAAGGATAGGGCTCTGTCAATTGGAACCCGCGTTTGTCCAAGAGATGACTCAAGAGAGGAACATCGTCCTCCAGAACAACAATCATGTACAACACGGCATACCAAATATCCTCCATGTTTTTTTTTCCCAACGCGCGGGACCAATCCTGCTGGCAGAATGGACAGCAATCTTTCCTCAGTTTGTCGATACATGGTCGACAGATCGTCTCCCAATGCCGACACATCGATGGGTTACCTGTCGTTGGCGTGTCCATCTTTTTTTCAAAACAAATGGAACACTCGGATTCAGGATCTTCTCCTTGTAATTGCATCCTTTTTCTTGTTCATGAATTCAAGAGAGAGAGAGAAAATAAATATCATTTTTTCTTTTGGCTTCCATGTTTGGCTACAACAGTCCTTACTGCTTAAAATACTCGATCGTCTTGAGCAGTCCCTCTTCCAGACCCACCTGTGGCTCCCAGCCCAGGATTGTCCTTGCCTTGGTGATCTCGGGACGTCGTTGCATCGGATCATCCTGGGGTAACGGTTCATGTACCACGGGAGACGAAGAGCCCGTGAGACGCAGAATAATAGACGCAATCTCGAGCATGGATTTCTCGATCGGATTGCCGATGTTGATCGGTAGATGGTATCCCTTTTCACAATTCATGAGCTTGATGAGTCCATCCACCTGGTCGCTCACATAACAGAAACTGCGTGTCTGAGAGCCGTCTCCGTAGATCGTGATGGGCTGGTTTTCCAGCGCCTGGACGATGAAATTGCTAATCACACGACCGTCGTTCCGATTCAGACGCGGACCGTACGTGTTAAAGATACGCGCGATGCGGGTATCCACACCACAATTTCGATGATACTCCATCATGAGCGTCTCGGCCAATCGCTTACCCTCATCATAACAGCTGCGTATTCCGATAGGGTTGACATTGCCCCAGTATTCCTCGGTCTGAGGCGAGATCAGCGGATCCCCATAAACCTCGGAGGTGCTCGTCAAAAGGATGCGCGCACGTGTGCGCTTGGCCAGACCCAGCATATTGAGTGTGCCCAGGATATTTGTTTTGATGGTTTTGATGCTATTGTATTGATAGTCCTTGGGCGATGCGGGACACGCAAGATGGTAGATCTGATCGATCTCCAGTGTGATGGGCTCGGTGACATCGTGACGGATGAATTCAAAACGGGGATTGGTACGAAGAGGCTCGATATTGTCCAACGATCCTGTGAAATTGTTGTCCAGACAGAGGACACGATGCCCCTGTGCAAGCAAGGCCTCGCACAGATGACTACCAATAAAACCGGTACCACCAGTGACAAGAATGATCTTGGTAGTCGACATTTTTTTTTTCTTTCTTTATTTATCTATAAAAAAAAAATGCAATCTTACAGATCTAACCTTCTATGCTACGCATAATATCAGTAATAACGTTCCAAAGCTTGTGTACGCGCGGGTAATTCGGTCTCCGCAATATCCTATACAAGGGTAGCATGCCTTGCATTCCCGTTGCTATGATATTATTCTCCAGAATGGCAAAATAGATTTTGTTGTTAACCACGAGGTCGATTTGTCGGATGAGGATGGTTTCCTCTCCTCGTAGCACATTGAAAATGTTATCGGGACCAGTGGTTTGTCTATTACTACGATAACAGACCGGCAATTCGGGTTGCCTGAAAAATAAATGAGGTTGAAAGGGATATCGTTCATTGAGTTGAGTAAAAACGATAAAAGCATTATCTGGATACTCGGCCAAGACATCCCGTATAGGTCGATACTCCACTGAAACAACATCATAGACTTGACATTTGTTAATCTGATCTAATGTCGATGTCACCGTGATGGACCGTAACGCTTGTTTATTCTTTTGCATCTTTTGTTTCTGTTGTTGGCTCTGCTTTTTACGACGTTGGATGTTTTGAGCCCTTATCCGATCAAGCGTAGATAAGATGAAGGGTCGAGTTTTTTGTTGTTGTTGCGATGATAAATTCGGATATTCTGTAGTGATATATCGTGCAATGATACCAGTTGGTATTTTTTGAATGTTTTTCGGTCCATCCCCGCCCCCGCGGACATAATTATTTAGAATTGTTTTACTCGATTCTTTGATTGAAAATCCCCAGGTTGCCATTGCTAAATCAATCCACTGTAAAACTTTCTCGTTGGATTCATCTAAAACAACAATATCAATTTTAGGTGTAGCAAGATGATATAATAACTCGATATCGTGAGTAAAGAATGGGAGTGTTCTTTTTTTTATTAAAACATCTCCTTTAAACTCAAAATGCACAATGCTTGATTCTCGGTCAAACCGTTGAAGGGGAAAATCTTGATTCACTCTTTGTCCATGAATGCTAAACTGGGATACTGACATCTCCATCTTTTGCAGATTATGTCCTTCCAGAGGCGTGACTCGAACCATATAATTTTCTAAACAGAAATTCTTGATGATATCATAAATTTCTTGGATTCTTATTCGTAAATATGTGGATCGAATATTTCTTATAGGTTCAAGAGTTTGCCGTTGTAAATCTTTCAAGGTTATGTTTTGGAAATAGGGATCAATTAACTCCCTTTCCTCTGACGATGAATAATATAAATGAGTATATAAATAGACTAAAAATTTATCTTTTAATCGCGTGTTCATGGAATCAAACCAATACCAATCCAAACGTGCACCCGAGATAGGATGTCTTAGTTTAAGCAACTCTTTATATACCAAAAAACGGTTTTCATATTTTTGTTGTTGTAGATGTTGTTCTAAAAATCTCTCCAATTTTTCTTTACCGAGAGAAAGGTATAATCGCTCTAATATAGGTTTAAAATTTAAAACCAAACCACTCTTGCCACAATAATTGATAATATCGACGATCATTATAATTGACCTCAAGTCTCTTGGGTCTAATTTTGTCATGATACTGGACAAAAGAGGTCGAATACCTAATTTCGCCGTATCAATTAGATCAAAAATAAGAACCCAGTCTTCGCTATATTCTATTGGATCTTCAACACTCATAAGAAAAGAAAGCAGTTTTACCAGCATTTCATAACGTTTTGTTGTCATAGTGGAAATAATATTCAAGAGTGTAGGGGTGCACCTCCTACGGGGTGCAATATCTTCCCATGCTATATATTGCTCCAAATGCTTTACCATGATCTGATCTATCGATGGCAAATCACCGAAATCACCTAAAAAAGACATGATGCTACGTTTTTCTGAGAAATCATTAATATACAGAGGTATTCGTGGCGAAAATCCATCTTTTAATACAAGTTTACCCAACAATTCATCCATCATGTGGTAATAATCTTTAATTTTATTTGATAATCGGTAATGATGGTCGATCGATCGTACTGTTTCTGAAAGGAATAAGAGACACACAATAATCGGTGAAAGTTGTTCAGGCTCGCCGTCACAATCAATTTTAGCACCCGCTTGCATCAAGACGGTAAAACTTTTTATCATGCAGTTTTGGCATGCAATTGACACATACTTGCAACTCTCTTTGATCCTATTCAGCCATAGAGGACATTCTATGAAATCCTCAGGTTTGATTTGATTTGTATTAATTTTGCTCCACAAGATTTTCTCGCTGCATTCCAAAAGTGATTTCATTTATTCTCTTGTTGTTTTTTTTTCCTGTTCATTTCATTCTATTTATCCAATCGATGTTGGACAAACCGCGCTTCCTTAGGCTTGCCCTCATCGGTAAGCTCTCGGTAAGAAAATTTAATTAACGATCCAATGGGAAATTCTTTTTTATAGTCGTGTCGTTCCTTATCGGTAAACCCCACCCCCAGATTAAACACGGCACGATTTGTCACCATTCGTACCAACAGACTTGTCAGACGCATACCATCCTCGTTATATCCGATGACAATGCCTTCCGTATCTTCTCTCTTTTTTAATTTCAGGCGTTCATTGGATCGACTGCCTCCAGGCACGTAAAACGATCCGGGACGTGTTATCACGATTCCCTGTCCACCCTGATCATAAGTTATTTTTTTAAAGTATTCCCAAATATTTTCGACAGATTTCATCTTAACCTGCTCTACGTAGCGGAAAGGACAGGTCGGATCTTGTCCACACGATCTTTCTACAATTTGTTGCAGCTTTTTGGTTCTTTTTTCAAATGGTACCGATACGGTACCCAGGATATCAAACGCCATAAAGAGTGCGGTAGCCCAATCCGGACACGTTTTTTTTCTCAAGGAGGAGACCTTGGCTGCTTGTTTTCCAGGGATGATAAGCTCTCCGGCAATGGTGTATTGAGCGGGCAGAAACCGGGTCCACCATTCCGGGGCATCAAACACAATTTTTCCCGTATGACTGGTCAATTTTCTGGTCGCTCCATTCCATGTCATCTGCCATCCATCATACTTTCGCGATACATAATATCCAATATAGGGTCTTAAGTATAAGGTGGGATTAGTTTCCACCTCTCGTGGTCGCAATTGTTTATATTTCATGACTCCTGTCGCAGGATTCCACAAAGTGATTGGAATTTCTTGCTCAGGATCCATAGTAAGAGCAGAAAGATTCTTGCCCAGGATTTGAATACTCTTTGGTACGAGAGGAGGATTTTGTAGAGAGAGAAAGAGGGCTGTTTTTTCTTCACGGGTCTTGGGAGAAGAAAGCATGGAAATCAGCTTTTGACATATTTCTGGCCATGATTGCGCGTATCTCTGTAGAAGATCTCGGTGCAAGGATTGCTCCAACGCTTTTTGTTGTTCTTCTGCGCTGGGCAAGCTGGCGATAATCAACGGCAGACATTTGAAATAATTGTCTTCTCTCAAAAGATGTTGATAGGAGGATAGAAGAGGATTGATTCTTGCGTCTCGTAGACAAAGAATGTTTTGCATTTTTTTATATTTATCGATTTTAATTTATAGAAAAAAAAAATGAAGGACCGGAGGGGTTTGTTTGACTTGGATTGATAGAAACTATTGTTGATGACTTTTATTTTTACGGAGTCTCTTTATTTTGTTTTCCCACACAATACACACACAACAGGACTAAATGTTTCACCCGATGATGACTGCGGCGCTTCATACGATGGGGATCCTTGTTCTTTTTCTGTTTACGCATTGGATGGCGACTATTTTGTACACGACGTTCTGTGTCCAGACCTCGCTTGTGGGCCTCGCCTACTCTTTCTTCACGGCATCCAGTCCCATGTGTCGCACAATCCTGGAAATCCAGTACAGGACCATTGGCTTTTACGATGCCATGTTTTATTTCATATCCACGGTTATTGTGCAAACCCTTTCAGGCCTTGTCCAACGAGCAAAAGAGAGAGAGACGAAGGAATAGAGAGTCTCCTATCATGGAGAATCGGGGGAAAAAGAATCTTTAAAAAAAAAAATTTTTTTTAAAACTGCTGGAAGATAAAAAAGAAAGTAAATCATGAATGGCTTGCAGGGATTCCTCATGGGCGTGGTAATTTTGATTCTCATTCTCATTATCATTGCCATTGTTTTGGGCAGCATTGCTTCTTCTCAATTTATGACATGTTCCAAGAATGTGGCTATTTTGCTGGATTGTACTCCTAACCAGGCCAATACCTTTTTAAAACAGATTGTGAACAGTAAGGTAAGTATGACAACCTACCGTAATATTTGTAAGATTGCACAGGATGCAGCCACCAACTCGAATAGTCTTGACGACATCAAAAAACTTCTTCTTAACCTTAATATCAGTGATTATCAAAAGATTATCAAGGCGATGGATGTTGCTGGTATTGAAAAGCAAGAGATGCCTCGACGCGCAGTATCCCTTCAGAGCACTCCGATCCCTTCTTACCGTCCCATTATGAATTATAAATAATTAATGAAAATTCCTAAAACCACAAGGATAACGTGAGGAGGGGGTGCATACTCCTCCCTGGCAATTCGCACCCGCTGGCGCGGGTGGTCGGGGAGGTGCTTGATGTTGATTATTGGATTGACCATGACCGACTCCGTAATCAACAAAAGAACGATGGGGTTGCAGGGGACGAGGAAGAGGATATCCGTATTGATGAGACCATCCTTGTTTATTATTATTTGCCGAAGACATTTTGTTTTTTTATTGCAATCCAATGGAAAAAAAAAATGGTGAAAAAAAAATTTTCTCATGGGAAAAAAAAACAAACCCTAAGATCAAACATATATATACAAATGGAAGTCTCTTCTCCGGATAAAATTTTTAGAAAAATTCGTACCACTGTTTCTTTATATGAAGAAAATGATGATACGACAACCAACAACGTGTATAGAATCAATAGCAGTCCGAGTGATAGCGACAGACAATTACTGATGAATCCTCCTTCTCACTCGAACGAGCCTCTCCTCCGTGAGGACCCCAGCCGATTCTGTCTCTTCCCGATCCAGTACCATGATATCTGGAAGGCTTATAAGGATCATAAGAACGCCTTTTGGACCGCAGAAGAGATTGATTTTACCTCGGATAAAGAAGATTGGGAAAAACTAACCGACAATGAGCGATATTTCATCGAGCATATTCTTGCTTTCTTTGCGGGTTCGGACGGTATTGTTCTTGAGAATCTGATGAAAAATTTTTGTTCCGAGGTTCAGATTCCGGAGGTGAGGTGTTTTTACGGCTTCCAGGCAATGATGGAAAATATTCATAGTGAGGTATACTCGCTCATGATTGATAGCTTTGTTCAGGATCCCAAGAGGAAAGAAAAGTTGTTTGATGCCATTAATACTATTCCCTGTGTCGAGAAGAAGGCTACATGGGCGCTAAAATGGATTAATGACAAGAACAATTCTTTTGCGAGACGTCTCTTTGCGTTTGGAATTGTGGAAGGTCTTTTTTTTAGTGGGGCGTTTTGTGCCATCTTCTGGCTCAAGGAGCGTGGACTCATGGTGCAAACGCTGGGAAAGAGCAATGAATGGATCGCGCGTGACGAGTCGTTGCACACGGAATTTGCCATTTTGTTGTATACACGACATCTGGTGGAAAAACTGGAGGAAGTGGAGGCACACAATATCATGCACCAGGCCGTTCAGATTGAAGAAGAATTCATCTGTGATAGTCTTACCGTGCAACTGATTGGGATGAACCCGGATCAGATGAAACAATACGTGCGATATTGTGCCGATCGTCTTCTCAATCAGTTTGGATATAAAAAGATATATTACGACAAGAACCCGTTTCCGTTTATGGAAAAGATTTCCATGGATGGCAAGACCAACTTTTTCGAACAACGAGTGAGCGAATATTCGCTGGCGGGTGGAGGTACCGACAGCACTACGATGTTTGTTCTCGAAGATTTAGAAAATGAGTTATTTTGAACAAAAAAAAAAAAGTGTTCCCCTCTTTGGATAAACAATTCAAGTGAGGAAAATACGGATGACAAGAAAAGGATGGATATGTTTTTTGATAATGATCCTGAGTAGTAGTGGATGGACAGAGCTGACGAGTGTGTGGAAAAAGGGTCTCTTTCGAAAACGGGTTTGGTATCCTCAGGGTCCCATCCAATTTCTTTCTGTCAAACGGGCGGGACAATTTTACGGATATTATCATCCCTCCTCCAAGAATTTTTATTTCAAACGACAGACTGTTAAAAAAAGTAGCATGCAGAGCATGACCTTTCCCTTTCCCTATTCCTTTATTTCCGATATGGATTTTACCCTCTGGAAACAAAAGCTACGATGCATCATTTCTTTTTATGATGAAAAGAATCAAAAACATGGCGTCTTTCTTCCTAATGGAACCTTTGTGACCGTTCCTTCCCCTGTTTGTCGTTGTATCGTGTACGAGGATCCCTACGAGGATATGGGAGCAGTGATTGTTACTCAGGAGGGATGTCTGCATCAAATCATTTGGAGTCAAGAAAATAATGTTACGATGCATCACAATATCATGTTGCCCGATCCAATCTTTCGTGCTGAATTTTGTCCTCCTTTTTTGTACATATTGGATATGACCCAGGTCCTGCATATCTATTGTCCCGATAAAAAAAAGTTGATTGCCAACACTTCTTTTCCTTTTTCCGAACCGGTTGTCCGTTTTCATGCCTATCTACGACGCGTTTCCTCCGAGATCCAGATTTCAGTGGCCCTTCTCAGCGGTGCCATTCATGTCATCAACTGGTCTTTCTCTTTTCCCGAGGCGCCGTTGCAAATGTTGTCCAGTGTGAATATGGTTCCGAGGAAGAGCTTTTCTCCTGTAATCGCGCTCGGAGTTTATTCGGACATGTACAAGATCGTGGTGGCGTGGGCGAATGGTACGATGGGCATCTACGACGTCAACACAGGCAGGAGATGGAATCATTTTCCTTCGATCATGGATCCCTCTTATTTTACAAGAATGCATATCTCTCATCAGAACATCGTATTAGACGGCACTTTGGATGGATTGGAGGTGTACACCGTGGTTTCCAAGATTACTGATTCTTCCCAGGAGAATTCAAAAGAGAGGAGTGATTTTTCTCATTGGATAACCCCGTCTTCTTCTGCCAATAAAAGCGATTTTTCTTATTTTAAACACGTCATGGAATCACCCGTCTTTACCCATGACCAATATTCCACGTTGAATTGGTCCTTTCCGCTGAATTCATCATTATTACCTCCTCCTCCACCCGAAGATTGAACGATTATTGATTTCTTAAAAAAAAAAACCGGTATTTTTTTTTACAGATCGTCTATCCTTTTCTTACAATTTTCAAGACGATCCATTAGGGACTGACATTATTATACTCGTCTTCAGAAGGATAAGTAATATCATTGCGACGTTTGGTCTGACAAGCACATTGATAATTTTCCTTGGTCATCAGGGTTTTGGCCTTGGAGGAGTTGACAGGAGGCATTGAAGGTCGAATCATCACTGAAGGTCGAATCATCACAGTCTGAACGGGTCCTGGTGTGCTGCAATTGATAGGTCGGTTGGGATTGGCATTCAAGGTATAAAGACCATTGTTCAGCGCAAGCATCGGAGGATAGGTAGGCTTGCAAGGGGATCCGCTCATATAACAATCATTGAGGGTCTGGATATCGATGAGGGTCGAATAGGGCATGAGTTTTTTTTTTATAGAGTCCCGGATAAAAAAAAAACGATTGTAAAAGTAAATTTTTCGCCCCCCCCCCAATGTTAATTTCTCATTCCATCACTTATCTCGTAGGCCTTCTCGGAGGCCTTGGAACGACATTTTCTTTTGCTCCACAGGTCTTGCGCGTCTACCGCACCACCGACATGGATGGTCTCTCTCCCACCATGATGATTATTCATGCCACGGGTGTTTGTTCATGGATCGCTTACGGCATTCTACGAAAAGATTTCTATGTCATTGTTTTTAATATTTTGACGTTGACCATGCTGACTCTCATCATGTCAAGATACGCTTATGTGACTACGTTTTCCAAGAGAAATAATACGCCATTACCGACGACCACTGCATCCACAAGTACGACGACTGGGACGAGCGTAACGGGTGCCCGGAGGGGCTGGTTGAAGATATGGATTGGTGGGGAATGAAGGTGCGGTTACGGGTGCGGGTGTGGGTACGGGAGTAGGTTCCATTATTTTGTTTCTGTCTATCTAAAGGCAAGAAAGAAAAAAAGACGCGCGGTGGGGTATCCTCTACTTTTTTTTTATTTTGGTGGTTTCCTTGGAAACGTCAACACAATTACAAATGGTGTATGGCCTTCCTGTGGAAATATTGAATTTACTCCACCACCGGTTCGCCTATCAATAGATGATAAAGTCATTTTTCCATCCTAACCCTTGATCTGATTCCAATCCATCATTAGGCTACACAATCCCGATCCGATGCTTGATCGTTTCCCCACCATGATGTTCGCCGACACCGATTTGATCATATCTTTTTCCGAATAGAATCCCGCATTACAGAACTGATCCAACGATTCTTCAAACGACGCCCGGCTCAGCACGCCCATCTGTTCCTTCTTCATCCCGTATCGCGATACCGAAGTAATATTACCCTGGTATGTCATCACATCCACCAGCAACAAGATGTGTGATGGATTAATAAACGTCCCGTCCGACGACACGACATTTGTAAATTCCTCAATCAGGAATTCTCGCGTGGCCTCGATCCCCATCGTATTATACACCTCCCACATATTATTACTGGAGACCGTCTCGATATCGACATATGGTAGACATAACAATTCCATCAGATTAGCACCCTCTGTCTGGATCTTCCACACACCATTGTCTTTATGATAATGGAAATTCTTAACACCCTTGATCCCACACACCTCCACATCCATCAGCTTTGGTTTAACAACCTCCTCCAGATAAATCTCGATCGGATTCTTGGTACGTAAAAACTGTGGCATCGACTCTTCTTCAGAGACCTGGATCGAAGACGTGTCCACAAAAATATCAATCTGACCAATATACAGTGGCGAGATCACACAGGAAATATCCCCGTAGGTGCCCTCAATTCGATTCTTGATTTTCGACAGAAGGATCTTGTGTCGATGAATCTTGTCCACATCCAGCATAAACGTAATACCTGACGTGTACTCACGGAACTGGTTCCCAAACACCGTCTCGTAGGCACCATACCAAAACTCATCCTCCTTCTCTTCGATAAAGATCTTTTCGGAAATCACCAAATTGTGCAAGAAATGATGAATCAACGTGCTCCCCACCACATCCCTTAAATGTTTGGGATCACGAACTGGTGTGGTGAGTTGGAAATGATTCGTCGACATCTTGGGTTCCTTGGTCGCATTGAGCAGTTCCAGGAACCGTGGTACGCCCGTCACCACCGTGGCCACACAGAGTCCCGACGAATGAAACGAATTCAGCGTATTGTGCACAAAGATCCCATTTCGCATCATAAACGTCTGGTTTCCTTCGACACTGAAATCATACACATGACGATGTCGTAGCAAATATTCTTTTTCCGACACCTTGACAATCTCCGTGATGGGATCCAGATAAATATCCTCTTTCTCATTCTGTGGAATGCTCTCCTCGTCAAGGACCAGATCCCACGTTTCGTCATCCCGTGCCACAAACCGAGTCCGTTTGGCATGCAATGCATACCACAACGCTGCGTCATCACGAGATGCCGCATCCAACCCCTGATTCAAGGAAACGTCTTTCCTCCCTTGTTGTGTCAATATATCAAACATTCCCCATGTCCGTCTGCGCAGCAGCACTGGGATACGATCTCCTACCTTCAGCTTGGAAGCCTCGATGGGAACTATTTTTTGTATGACCGCATCCCATGTCAAATGGGAATGAGAAAGCGTAGTGCACACCGAACGTCCCGAAGCCGTGGTCACTCGAACCAGATCGCCATGGGGCGGATGTCGCGACATCTCTACAATAGGTATCAATGCACATATTCCAGAGGGAGAGACCATTGGAATCCTCAGATCCAAATCCGTGCTAATTAAAATTTCACTCCCATTTTCCAAGGTCCGTGTATATTCGGGATGCTGATCAAAATATCGATCAATGAGCGAACCGATCGAATCTTCCATTGCGCAGACTCCCGGTCCTTTGTATAGGCGCACCGGTTCTTCATACGCAACCGATAATTGTGTCTGACGTTCTCCGATACTTTGTGCACAAATCACACCGACGCCTTCTCCTGGCTGGATGACGCTTTTTCCGGCGTGTTGGAGGATTTCCCGACGAATTTCTTCCATATCGGTAAAATCGTCGTGCACCGACTCGCGTCTTAACGACTCCCGAAGGGTCTTCATCATATTCTCTGTATAGGATGTCTTCATCTCGGGTGGCAGATAATGTGGAAAATAAGAGGGAATATCCCGTAGGATCTCCTCGATCTCAGCCTCGGTTAATTTCCTCATGATCGGCTTTTTTTCATTCTAAAGACGCCGTCTCGGTCATGGAAATCATTTTTTTTTTTCCGTCCTGAAAAGAAAAAATGAGTTTCTATCCCCAATACTCTCGTATTTCCTATCATCCTCCTCGAACCACGAATGAACAGGTCGTCTATCAACAGATCCAGGATAAGATTGGATCCTCGGATCCCTATTATCCACCCACACCGCAATTGTTTGATGTACGCACGGATGTGAATGTTTTTCCTTACCAGCGTTTCTTTCGAGGCAAGCAGGACAGTATGAGTCCCCACGTGTGGGAGCGCGAGGCGGGATACAGTCCCATCCTCGCGTCTCGAGATACTACTAATGATGTGGATATGGTGCTTCAGGAAAAATCATCGACGTGTTTCCAGATCCCTTGTACGACCATTCTTCCTTGTGTGGCCTCTCCGAATAATTATATGAGCAGTACACGGTCCAAGGTTTATACCAGTCCTTGAGGTAATCGTATTCAAAATTGTATCCTCATTGAGGAACGTATTGTCGTTTTGAACAATAACAAATTACAACTCCATGACATCATTGACGTCAAGTGCATCAAGATCAAAATCATCCATTTTATCCTCAGGATCAAAATCATCGTCCATTTCATCCTGAGAATCAAAGACATTGGGATTGAATGCATCAGGATCAGGATTAGAATCAATATCGTCAAGTGCATCAGGATCAAAATCATCGTCCATTTCATCCTGAGAATCAAAGACATTGGGATTGAATGCATCAGGATCGTCAAGAAAGTCAACATCAAAATCGTCTATATCTTGATCCATTGAAACCTTGGTTAATAATTTATAATCTTTTTCTTGTATACTGTCTTTCAATTCTTGTATTATTAGATAATAATTAAAAAAAATATACCCATTTAACCTTGTATCAGAAATAGGATTGAGAAATCCTTTTACAGGGCCTGTTGAAAATCAAATCAATTTTTTGTTTTGTGAATCAGCATCAGCATCAGAATCAGCAAAGTAAGAATTATTTTCCAAATAATAAATGAATGCAAAGACACTGGTACAATAACAGCCGATGATAAGCAGTATCTGCGGTATTACGGATTCCATTTTATTTATGATTTTTTTTATCTCTTTTGAAAAAAAAACAAACACCCATCTGATTATCGATAAAAAATGAAAATAAAACAGTCCTCCCCACATCGTTTTCTCTCTTGCGCGGAATACATTCTCATCCCATTCAAATTTTTCCTTATCTTTTGTCTTCTCGTCTGGATAGGCTTCTGGGTTGCGTATAGTATTGTACCAGACTCTATCTTCGTTCAAAAAGCTTTTGAAATATTGGATCTTATTCTTTTTTGGGGCGTTATTGTCCTCCTGATCATGGTAGCTCTCGTTTTTTTGGTCAACTACCGACAGCATCTCGGATATGCCCTTTTGTACCCATTCTTGAACCACGGAAATAGAAAGTTGACCGGTTATGATGTATGCATCCCACGATTTTATACCTCCTTGATGCTTTGGCTTATGGTTTATCTCATCGTCTTGGCCGTACTGGCCATCATCGCCAAAAAAACCAATCGCCATTCCATCTTATTATACGCCTTTTGATTTTTGAAAAAAAATTATTCACCCCCTAAAAAAAAAGAAGAAAAACAAATGGCACGGACATTGAAAAAAACGCAAGAAGAAGCGGATAGATTATCCAGAATTGCCGATAACTATATCGCAATAATGGAAGCAATCGAGCAACAAAAGGCGGTGCAGATGAAACAAGAGCGTCTTCGTGCAGAAAAAGCGAAAAAGACGCTTCAACGAATTCGAGCAGGAAAATCGATTCGTGCCAATACTCCTTACGAGCATGATTTGGATCTTTACGAACGTAATGCGATTCATCGATTCAATAAGTACTCGGGAAAGACCGTGAAACCTTACGCTGATTTGTCGTATTCTCCAAGTTTGACATTTGAATATCTGATTTCTTTATTACCTTTTATCTATTCACCGCATACTTCCGAAAAGGGCGTAAGAATATGGTTGGAACAAATTTATTCGTTACAGCCCCCTCCCTCCAAAGAAGGAACCCTGCTTAATATTCATCTTCCTGTGACTGCAGGATCTTTACATGATTATGGGGTTCTGGTGAACCAAGAGCTTAATGAACAGGTTCCAGAACCCACTATCGATTTTTTGCAAGGTAATGTGCCTCATATCACAATTGCTATGATGTCATTTATCACCAATAAAGTGGATATTCTAAAAAATCTGATCCGTGAATATGTCTTGGAAACTCCCATTGTTATTAGCGGTTGGGCTCGTCCCGTGACACCACCTGGAGGACCCGTATCTCCTTATGGAATGATATGGACCATTGAGGATGGAGGAAGTATACAACGGATCCTGGACCGATTATTTCCCGTTATCCGAGAATTTGTTCACCCCAGCGCGTTTACGTTTATTCCTCCCTGGTTAAAATTTAGCAAAATTGATCAGATCAAGGAGAAGCTTCGATCCATTCATACCTGTGGCAGTGCCAATATCACCCTTTTTGAACCTCATCTTACCGTCTGTCACACGAAAACACCACAGGCGTGGAATACGCTACCGGTGACCAATCCCCCATTACATCCAGTTCCACAAATTATTGAGCATATTGATATTCAAAAAGCTCGTGTTCAGAATGGAAGCGTTATTCCCAATTCTTTAAAATAATTTTCTCTTCGTAAAAAAATGCAAGAAGAAATCAAATTACTCGCCGATTTTCAATTTCTGAACCATTATTAAAAAAAAATATTTTTTTTTAGCAAACCCTCGTATTGACTTAAAAAAAAAAATAAAAATAGAATTATATAAACAAGCCGTTACGGTATGAGCCCAAGCCATCCGCTTGAGAAATGTGCATCCATAATGAAAAAGATCCGTCAGGATTCCTTTATACGCTATTTTATGTACCATTTCTCGATTTTTATGGACGGTGATTCCCCCGTGGAACATCAGAAATGGATGGATCTTACAAGGCCAGAGGAAATGCATCGATGGGTGCGGGAAGAGGAGGAGGACGAAGAGGTCTGGAGTTGGGAAGATCGTGAAGGAAAACGAACGTCTTTTACAACGCCCGAATTCTTGGATGCTTTCTTGACCTCGAAAGCTCATCTTCCTCTCGAGTTTAAGAACATGTCTCGTTTTATTCCATGGACTCGGGAAGAGTTCAAGAATGCTTGGTTTTTAGACAAGAATAAACAACTCATTTATTTCAAGTTTCGAAACGTATGCGGTGAAGGGGCGGTCAAGAGGACCTATTTTGGTTGGGATGTGTCCCGATCCAAGCCCGTTGTGGTCTATCAGATCAATGTACCTGTCAATAACACCGAACAAAAACGGTGTCTCAACGAAAAACGCATCGCCGAGGTCGAGAAAAGTCCCTATCTTTTGACCATCTATTTCTCCACCATCCATCGGGAGACGCGCAAAGTCTACATGATTGCCGATTACTCACCGTATAATGTCAAACAAATGATCGATGATCCCGACACACAATGGACCGAGAATGATTTACGTGTGTTCTCCAAGCATATCTTAAACGGACTCAAGACACTTCACGATATGAATGTCATCCATCGCGATATCAAGCCCTCCAACATTGTGTACGACGATGCCCTGGGTATTTACAAACTCATCGATTTTGGTATTGCGACCAAGTTCTCTTCAGAAAGCAATCTGCACAAGATCGAGACCCTTTCACAGAATACGGACTCGGATCATCTCGGTCTTGTGGGTACCCCGGGTTACATTTCTCCTGAAATATTTGATTGCCTGCATTCCTTGAAAAAAAATAACTATAATTTTAGCGTGGATGTCTTTTCATTTGGTATCACTCTTTTAGAAATTTACTTGCGCGACCGCGCCTTTCGTAGTGATTTTGAAGATCTGCCCTCTCGTATCCGCCAAGATGTCTCTGTCCGGGAATCCCTCTTTAATAACATGCTCGAAGAGGATATTCATTTCCTCAAAGAACTCTATAAAAGGCTGGATGATTTTATTACTACCAAGCGTATGGAAACACTCCGGAGTGAAATCCAGGAAAAAATTGGTATTATTCATCAGATGAATACCTGTGACGACTGTGAAGAAAAAGAAGTCTTCCTGTCGGAACTCATTGAAAAAAATAAATCCATCTCTTATTTCTGTAAAAAGATTCCGGATCAGCTTCACGATCTCGACGAGAAGGCCTCCTCTGAGTATGAATTTATCAGCCAGATGAAGACGCTCAAGCATTTCTCTCGAAGACTCGACAATCTTGCCAGAATCGGTCTCGATGATCTTGTGGATGATGTCTATGTCTATCCCGTTCTCTTCATGACCTCGTCGTATCGGTTTCCCAAGGCCGTGGAAATGATTTATGAGAAGGATCCCGTCTTTGGAGATTTTTTGCGCCGGTGTGTCGATAAAAATCCCACTCATCGCCTCTCTGTTACAGAGCTTTTGGAACATCCGTGGCTTACTGCAGAAGAAAAAAAAGAAAATTGAAGAGTCTTTGTCATGATAGTTTTACATCTTGGAAAATAAACATGTCGTTACGTGTGCTTCTCTCGGATTTAAAAGACGATGACATTGAGGCTTTTGAAAAACATCTTTTGGTAGAAGAATCGTCCCGACAAACCAAACAGCGACAAGCGCGTTGTCCGTGGCTCGAAACCCCTAAATACAATACCGTCCGACGCGATGGGGAGTATGCCTATATTCCTTTCCAATGGGGAATGAATTATTTCTCTAAAAAATATCGGACGGAACGATCCGATTGTAGTCCCATTAAGATCGCTTATCTTGGTGTGTTGCGGGAAGAACAGAAAGTCGTTCTCCAAGAAAGCACCGATCTTTTAAATCGCTATGGCAGTTGTATGATGGCCATGTATCCCGGTGGGGGCAAGACCATGACCTCGCTTGCGCTTGCTTCGGTTATTGGTATGCGAACTCTCATTCTTGTGAACAAGATTGTTCTCATCCAGCAATGGATGGAGACCATTCAGCGGGCCTTTGGTGATCATGTCCGCGTTCAGCATCTCAAGCCCTCGGGAAAGATTGTGCCTGGATGTCAATTCTATATCATGAATGCGCTGAATGTTCCCAAGCGGGATGCGTCCGAGTACGCGCGTCTTGGTATCGGATTTGTCATTGTCGACGAGTGTCATCTCATCATGACCAAGATTTTTTCCCGGGCCATGGCTTTCCTGGCTCCACGTTACCTTATCGGTCTTAGTGCTACCCCTTTTCGACCCGATGGTTTTGATGTCATGCTGGAGCTGTATTTTGGCCTCAAGAAGATTGTAAGAAAGCTGTATCGTCCGCACCGCGTCCTTCTGTGGGAAACCAAGATCAAGATTGTTGCCAAGAAAGATGCGCGTGGACAGATCCTTTGGTGCTCCGTGATTGATGCTCAGACCGTGCATGAGGAACGAAATGCACGTATCGTCGATGCGTGCATCCGACACGCCGATCGTAATATCCTGGTCTTGTGCAAGCGCATCCAGCAGATCGATACCCTTTTGCAAGGATTACGAGACAAGGGACAGAGCGTTACCTGTATGAAAGATAATGATGTCAGTTTTGATAAGGAGGCACGTATTTTGGTGGCCACCTATCAAAAAGTCGGTACGGGATTTTCTCATGACAAGCTGGATATGCTGGTGCTGGCCACCGATGCCGAGGAATATTTTATCCAGTATTTGGGTCGGGTGTTTCGTCGTCCTGATGTTCATCCCATTGTGCTGGATATTGTCGATGATCATCCCATTCTGCGACGACATTTTCTGACCCGGCGCAAGGTATACCAGGACAGCGGAGGTGCAGTAGAGAATTATACCCCTTCTCGTTAAAAATATAAAAAATATTTCAATAACAAAAATGCAACGATCTCAATTGGAAAAAAAAACCGTTGAGAAATTGAAAATTTTACTCCGACAAAGAGGACTCCCCGTGTCTGGAGTCAAGGCGGTTCTGATTCAACGATTACTCGCTGCGCCACCACCACCACCAATGGCACTGCCACCACCACCACCACCACCACCACCAATGGCACTGCCACCACCACCACCACTGCCAATGGCACTGCCACTATCACCAGAATTTGAGGTGGTAAACCAGATACCAAGTTTCAATTATCATTATTATGGAATGGATCCATGGCTACAGGATGCTCTCCTCCCAAGAACGATGAACCGTATTGTAAAAGATTTAAAAAATTTGAAAGATGTCCTCTCTTCCTTGACCGATGCTCAAGTTCTTATTTTTGTTAGTGAAGAATCTTTATTGCTCTGGAAGTTCATGTTGGTGCCACCCTCGGACACTCCTTATTATGGAGGAATGTTTGAATTTCACATGATTCTACCACCCAATTATCCAACCCAACCACCTAAAGTTCATCTGATGACGACTGGACAAAATACAATTCGGTTCAATCCTAATTTGTATGCCGATGGTAAAGTCTGTTTGTCTTTACTTGGGACATGGCAAGGCCCAGGATGGGATCCAATGCAGAGTAATTTGAGTCAAGTTATTCTCGCTATATTAGGTCAAATTATGGGAACTAAAGATCCTTTATCGAATGAACCTTATTTTGATGGATATGAACAGAAAATCCGTGTCAAAGGTTTTTCGGAATCTAAAAGATTAATGTTATATGAATGGATTAAAAATGCGAGACAAAATTATACGGCGTACTTGCGAATTCAAACTTTGGTGACGACCATGATTGGATCGGTATTAGGAAAGAATAGTTATAGTACTGAATTTTATTTCTTCATTTTACATTATTATATGAAAAATTTCAAGGAAAAGATTTTTCCTGATTTAATACGATGGTCTTTAAAACAAATCACATTGCCTGTTTTTAATGGGGAAATTGATTGGTCAATTTTGGGTCAAATTAAAAATGCGTATTGGTGGCAAATCACCCGAAGTAATTACGAAAGGAACATGCAAAAATATATTCATAAAATGGATAAAATCGTAGATTGTATCATTCTTGTATTGACTTCCAATTCTGTTCATTAATTTTTTTTTTTCATCCTGAAACGACAAAAGGGATGGAAAAAAAAAAAGCATGGCGATGGCGATGGGTATGGATTATCGGTTTTATTGTATTGATTATTTTTGTGTTGGTTCTTCTCATCCGAAAGATGAGCAAACCTCGTTTTCTTCTTGTGACCATTGAGACACGAGACAATAATGTGATTCGTGTTCACAATGAAAACATCCAGTCGTATTCGAATCGATACGGATATGACTACATTTTTTCTAACCAGTATCAGAATCCTTCCTTGAATCTTCCCGTTTATTGGTGGAAATTACAATTTATCAAGGACAGGATGATGGCACAGGATAAAAGAATGGATTATATTGTATGGCTCGACAGCGACACCATTGTTGCCCATGATCGACGATTAGAGGAGATTGTCCGATTGGCACCCAAGGCCTCCATCTTTATTGGCAAAGATTTTTCTCACGACCGTTCCAGTCAGGTATATTGCGCCGGCGTCTTTATGCTTAAAAACAATGACGTGGGTAAACAATTTATCGACGATTGTCTCATGGCCTATGTCAACAACCCCCGATGCAAAATCCATGGAAAATACACCCTCGTCGGAGAATGGGCCGGAGAATGTTATGAACAGGGTGTGATGAACAAACTATTAAAAGGCAAGTACCGATCGGAGATGTTTGAATTGTCTCCGGAATATGTTATGAATGGACCCGCCAACTTTCATGGATTTATTGTCCATGTCTTTGATAACAAACAGAACGTGTTTGACAAGATTCACAACAAAGAAATCCAATTACCGTCTTTTTCCCCTCTTGGATGGGATCTATGAAAACCAAAAAAAAAATAAATGAATCAACAATGGGGATTGTTTTCATTTCTTTACTCCAAAGAAATGGAAATCCAGACACTCTATCAATGTGATTGTAATCCCGGTAAACGGTACAGCTCGCGACAAACCTTTCAACATCATGTCTCTTCCAAACGGCATCAGTTGTTTACCCAAAACAAAAACAAGAGTGATCTCTATAAACGATTACAAGATACCGAGATTGAGTTGGTCAAGGCAAGAAAGGAATGCGAGGTGTGGAAACACAAATATCTCGACATGATGCTCGAAAAAGAAGAAGAGGAGAAATCATTTCAAGACTGTCAGTAACAGTGCCACCGGGCTTAAACATTTGATTCACGGAAGAAAAAAAAAATGCGCGTGGAGACCGACAAAAATATTCATTACATGTTCTTTTCAAGCCCTGTTCTTCAAGAACTCCTCTTGCCTCCTTTTTTGAAATGGTTTCAAAACACGGTGACCGCTTCTCCCGTCCCTGTGCGTGTCCTTTTCTCTCCTCTTTCCACGGTAACTCAAAAATACATTGGGTTTCATATCATAGAGGAAAAGCTTCTTCTACGAAGCGCGAAAGAGATGACCAAAGCTCATTTCCTGTCTAAAATCTCTCATGAGCACCCCATTGTTCTTTCCTCTCTTCGCCAGACCTGTTTAGTCATTCCAACCATTCCGAAAGATTTCCAGAAAAATTACACGTCCTTGTACTATTTCTTACAAGAAGCATCTTTCGACGAGATCCTGGCGTTTTTTAAAGAAATTGTGTCACAGATGACGCGATTTCTTGACAATGGATCGTCGGTCGCTTTGAATTTCCACGGCGCCGATGAACCAATTCTACACGCCCGTATTGTCCCTACTTTGGACAATGACGAGACATGGATACGAAAACAACGTCTTTTCGAAGCCAACACCGTCCTCCCTTTTTTAGAACTCTCTCTTTATGAATTTTTGATCAAGATATGGGAAATAGAAGAAGGTGATCGGAAGCGTGTGTATCAACATATTTCCAAAGTATATGGCTACAACTGTTATGAGATGGATGCGGTAATCAACACGTCTCAATCCCTTTTCTTGATACGATACGAGGGTAGTAATCCACTTGTTGGAAATTGGACGGAGGATGCTCGTTCTACCGTGATTCACGCCGATTGGTCCCTGGGCGAGTTTGTTATTCTGCGACAATTACTAAAAAAGGGTATTCATTCCCATCTTGTCTTGGAAGATTTCCTTGCGGGTGATTCTGATGTTCCCAATTATCCTCTTGTATGCATCGTGCAACGCAAGGAAATTCCTTTTCAAGGAGTATTATCTCTCAAGGTGGATGGACAGCTAACCGGTGTCTCCGTCTATCGTCCTGGAACACGGGAATTTAATCTTGTTAATTGTTATATTGATCGTTTACCAAGTACTTCTTTTTATCATGTCTTGCGCAAAATAAGCATGAAAAATCATCATGTCATCATGATTATTCATTCGCAACGGACATTTTTAATGGGTTTGGATCATTATCCTTCTCAACAAAATGAGAATCGCTGGTCCTGGATTCTTGGATCCATCGCGTATGGATGCCTCCAATTCCCTGTCCAAACGATCCTGCCCCCCTTGGAGGAAATCATACCTCTTTTTTTTTCCATGGTGCATCGAAAAATCCAGGGAATGAAGATAAAGGATTACTCCTTTTTGACCTTGTGTTTTGAATCCATCTGTGCGCATCGGAGATGCCCTATGGGTGTTTTGCACCGAGATATTACAGTAGATTCTCCTTGTCATCGCTTCGTGTTCTTGGGAATATCCTGGATGCCCAGTGGGTCTCAAAAAGCCATCTTTGTCGCGCATCATGATTGTCCTCTACAAGGAGTATTTGAGCAACCCACCAGTTGGATTGATCCGAAGATGAAAGGAGAGAAGGTGTTTTCTATTATGAATGATTTTCAACAATATTACCTGGACGATTATGACCTTTTTATCCAAAGAACGAGACCCACGATTGTGAGTCGTCACAAGGACCCTGAAGGCTTTATATTGCACGGTGATGAACACCGGTTCTTAAAAATCAAGACAAGAGCGTTTATCGATGCATTTACGCAAGATCAACATTTCAAAATTGCGATGTTTCCCTCCAGTTTGCTTGCCATGTATCCGTTTTTTCGAAAGAGGATGGAATTTGGTGAAAAATATTTGCACATCATGACGATCGCCACGCCCGATACGATCACCACATCTACTGATTTTGAAAAATTATATCGAGAACACGGTCTCGAGATATGTTGGTCTTCCCCGCTGAATAAAAAGTACTCGATGGGCATTCTCAATTATCATACTGGAAATAGTCGCGTTTTGAAAACGACATTGGAATATATTGCGTGTTCGAATCCGTCCAAACTCGAAACCCTTGTCCACCAGTTTATCAAGACGTATCGCTATTCCTTTTTCCATGAACCAGAACGATGGAAAGACTTGTGGTTCCGATCTTGTGAATTATTATGAAGATGGATAGTCGTAATAAGAGTCCGTACGTTGCATATCTTCATAGGGACGCATATGATCTTCGAATGCCCTGGCAATTTCTTGTTCTCGATCGTATTTCAAATAATCTTCTCCCATGACTTGTCGAAGAAATGCCTGGATCTCCTGACTTTGCATCTGCGCCTGCATCTCTTGAAGAAATTGTTCTTGAGCAAGTCGTTTTTGATGAGTATGTCGAACAGCGTCTATCAAATCGGCTTGTTGCGCTTGTTGTTGGAAATCAATCTGGGCCTGTCGATCTTGTTGTTGCTGGGCTCGCAATCGCCTTTGTAAACCCGGCGACTGTTTTTGTAGACGTTGGTATTGTTGATCTATTTGCGCCATTTGGGTATTGAATCGATCCTGCATCTGATAAAGTTCCTCTAATTGATATTGGTTGATTCGTTTCTGGTCTTGATTGACAATCGATTGTTGAGACACCTTTCTCATTTTTTGTTGTAATTGTTTTTTCAATGTCTGTAATTGGGCATGCCTTGTCCGATTTTCCCATAGACGATGTTCCAAAGCGCCCACCTGTTGAGATTGCGATTCGATAGTTAGCGTGGCGCCCCGGCGCTTGATGTAAATATTTTCACCGCGTCGTTTTCTGTCCAAGGCCTCGCGTAACAACTTTTGTAAATAAGGAATACGGATCTTTGACACAATAGGTTTTTTGGTAGAAGTCACCTTGTTGTAGTTCAGTAATCCCGATGAATCTCGATATTCTCCATTCCCGTCTGCATCGATTACATAATAAGGATCTTCAGGTATAGACAAAGTAGTCGGGTCAATGGGTATCCCCTCGATGGATTGCAATATTCTTATTTCCTGCTGATTCATTTTGATTTCCCTTGTTTTTTTTTTTCTTATTTTGAAAAAAAAAGGACAATTTATTAATGTTTTGTCGAAACCCTATGACAGACAAATGATTGACACCATCCCATGACGACGACAAAGAAAATCACGTACACCCCAACAATCATCCATACATCTGACCATCGGAGGCTGTAATTCTCTGGATTGAAACACGTGGCGAAATATAAGATGAACAATCCATGCCATCGTAGTACCATTGTCCATGGATAATGAAATCGTCCAAAATAACGGTACAACTGGTACAAAAACAGGCTGTGATGCGAGATCACATCCACCATCCACAGCGTTGGACCCTCGATTGTGACCGTATCGCCCCAAAATGACATGGGCATCGGCAACTGGAGAAAACACGGATATATATACGTGATATAAAATCCACCCACCGACGAAATCATGCTATTCACCAGATTCATTGGATGTCCCGGATAAAGAAAGAAAAATATCCATGTCCATAACGTAAAATACCGCTGTACAATAAAATCCATCTATTTATCTCTCCTTTGTCCTTTCTCTTTAAATAGATTAAGACATATGGGAGTTGCAATCGCGGTTGAAAAATAAATTTTTCTTTCTGGGTTTGAGAAAGAAAATCGTTGACAAGCATGGGTATTGATGATCTCGTTCGTACTCTTCATCCCATTTCTCTCTCTCATCTGCCGGTCTATGTGATTAGTCTTCCTTGTAAGAGAACAAGATTTCTCAAGGTGAAAGAACAATTACGACGGGTAGGATTGTTAAATGTTACCCATATTGAGGCTGTGGATACCAAGACCGCGTATTCTCATCGTCATTCTTTTTTTTCCATCAATGTGTTGAATAATATCACCCGTGGTCCTTTCTCGACCAACATGATCCCTACCTGGAATGCTGCTGCTTGTGCCCTCAGTCATCTCTGTGCGTGGGAGCAAGCTCAGCATCATGATCTTTCTCTTGTCGTGGAAGACGACCTCCTGGTCCAAAATCCTGACAAGATCCTTTTCATGTTGATGGAAGCGATCCATATGCATACCGCAACGATTCCCTCGGATTTTCATCTCTTTTTCTTCAATTCCAAGAAGAGAAACAATGCGCTCTATTGCTACGATACGCCTCCTCCGCTGAATGGTTCCCCTTCCTATAACTCTTTATTTTCCAGCGCTTCCTCTTCATGGTTGACGGATTCTCCTCTATGTCTGCCCAGTTTTGCACGCTTAGGAGATTCTTTCATCGATTCTACGGATCTCATCGGTTCTCATTTCTATCTCTTGTCGGGTGTCGCTGCCAAGATCATGCTGAAAAATGTCTACCCCATTGAATTTCAGATTGATATTCATATGACCAAAATCCTCCGTAAGAAATGCCTGTTACAAGTGTATTACACACGATGTGATGCCGGTGTCCTTCAGGATCCATCCTACAAGATCAGCACCGTTCAATATTACTCCATTCCAGGCGCGTGCTCACTCTACATGATCCTTGATCAGAAATTTCCCATCGAAGTGTGTACCACCATCTACTCTTTTTGCAAGCCCTGGTACGAATTTCATCGGATGTGATTTTATTTTAAAAAAAAAAAAAAAGAGTATACAAATAATTCCAACCCATGACGACGGCAACCATCAGTCAACACATTGAAGCATTACTTATACCAATCCTCTTTACTCCATCGAATGTCACCCCTGCAATGATCACGACCGTGAAAGAAGAATTGCGCTCTTTACTTGGCAAAATAGACGTCAAAGATATTGATGCCTTGTTGAAATGTCTAATGGATATTGTTATTCAGAGGCGTGGACAACGTTTTCTCCCAACAGAAATACACCGAAACATATCAAGATACTTGTCTATAGAAGAAGCACAGAAATATTTGCTTCTTACCAAAGTGCCACAAAAACAAAGAGAGGATCAGATAAAAAGACGTCAAAAAGAAGAAGATCAAGAATATCAGAAATGGATCGCGCAGAAAAAATACAAGAATTGGCCTACATTGATTGATGAAGAATATTTCAAAAGGGGAATGTCGTTTTACAAATTAAGACGTTTTATGACCGCACAAAAAATACCCAATGAATTATATCGCTCACTGCTCTGGGGAAGAATATTGAAACAGGAGTACAGGAAGAAAAGAATGACCATGTTGGAAATGATTTCTGTTATGACGGACCAAAACATGAGTTTTGCTCAACAGACGGATCTCATGAAATTTTTGATCGAAGAAGAACACAAGAAAGGAAAATCGTTGCACGAATTGATTCCTTTTATCATGACGCTTGGGCCCATATATCGTTCGGTCTTGTTCACAAATCTTATTCTAAAAGAAGACCAGAAGGGAACAACGCCACTCCCCGATTTAAAACGCTTGATCACGGCACAAAATATGCCTGACGCATCAAGTCGTGTTATTCTTTGGCATAATCTCTTTGTAAGAGAATACATGAGGAGAACCATGTCTTTCCACGAAATCGTACATGCCTTGTCCACAATGTCTCCGGGTTTCACATTTCATAGTTGGAGATATATATTCAATGAAGAACATGATAGGGGAACGATGCCATTTCACGAATTAATATCTTTTCTCACAGCCCAAAACATACCCGAAACTAATATGCGCTCCATCATCTGGAAAGATCTTCTTTATAAAGAACATAAGAAGGGAACGACACCGTTGCCCAACCTGTTGTCATTGGTAACAGCAGAAAACATACCGGAAGAAAGTATCCGTTCCGAATTAATCCATTTACTCTCTTGATGGGCGAAAATTTATTTTTTAATTTTCCAAACGAATAAAATCCCTGGACTCGAAAAATGAAAAAAGGTCATGGAACCATTATAGAGGCCTATAATACCAAGGCATTTACACTCATGGAAGCGAAAAAGACGGAAGAAACGACCCAGAAATGTCCCAAAGGATGGGCTTTACCACCTCCCCCCTCCTCCTCTTCCTTGGATAATTATTGTTGTCCCCAATCCTCCAAGGCGGAAGGTAAACATTACAATCTTATCAAGGTCAATGATAAACCCTATTGTTTCCCTCACAAGCATCCCTATTGACCGTGACCCTGAAGATATTGATAACCGTAGGACAATTCATCGTGAGAAGGATGATAGGAATCAAAATGAAAGACACAGGGTCGTGTTTTTGTGATGGTATTGATCGGACGCCCTTCCTTTCCGATGAATAGATGATTTTGTTGGAGGGCCGTAGGCGTGGTGTTCTGAAAAACACTACTCTTTTCATCCAGTTTCATAGCGATAGAGGAAGTCGGTTGTTGTAAGAAAATCGTGGCAAAATAGCATTGATCATCCACATCGTCGGTCCATGGATTTTTATGAAGCAGATCCGCCAGATAGCCTGCTCTGCCCATATACGTACCCGCACACAAATACATCATTTTCTGTAACTCGGTGCTGTAGAGCCTCGGATGTCGCTCCCGCAGATAGCGGATACACATATCACAATCGGTCGGCCAGCAATAGTCCGTGTATCCAAAGAGAAGAGAGGCCCCGGATTCGATAAATTTTTTCATCATTTCTTCTTTCGGCGCCAGAAGCACCACATCAAAGGCATCGACAGAAAGCACCACGGTATCCCGAGGAAGTGTTGAATAATAATCCCTCCACAGGGTCAGACGCTTGGCCCATGAAAAAGGCGGATCGCAGTCTAACAACACCCGTTCCTCCGTCACGAAACCCGATTTTTCCGAGGCGGACGTTAACAGCAATCCCAGTCTGGCATCCCGTGGTTGATTCGTCACGGTGACCATCTGGAAAGAAGAGGAAGATGAGGAAACGGTTCCAGGAAACGCCAGGGTACGGGTACATAACATAAAATACCATAATACGATGACAAGAACAAGGACCAGGGTTGTTGCCACGACCACAACACCAACAAATCTTGCTCTCATTATATTTTTTTTTTTGCCTTCTTTTCTTTTTTCCCGAGAAGAATAAAATGTTTGTTATTTTACTCTTATCGTGCGTCAAGAACATTCACCTTGCCACGATGCTTGAGAATTTATGGCTCCGAGGCACCGGCATGCCTTATGTCGTCGTTACGGGTAATCCGGATATGGATCGGGGAGAGAAGAAGAATTATATCTATCATCCAAAAACGAAGCAACTCATTCTTTGTTGTGAAGATGATTATGATCATCTCTGTAAAAAAATGCTTCACGCATTAAAAGCAATCACCCAGATTTTCCCTCAGGTGACCGGTGTCTTTAAGATTGATGATGATGTTTTTCTTTCCCTCCCCCGTTTCACGCAATGGGTCCAGAACCACAAGAAAGATGCCATGGACTATGCAGGGATTCGATGCAAACGGATGGATTATTGGAGCTATTACCATTACGGTAAATGTTCTTCTTCCCAGATGAATATGATTCCCATGTATCTCTCCAACGTGGTGTACGCCCAGGGACCCTTTTATTTCCTTAGTCGGAGATCGATCGACCTTTTAATCATCCATATGAAACCCGAAGAGCATCTTTACGAAGATTATCTTATCGGCAAAACGTTGGATTCTCACGGCATCCATTTCGTGGATGCCCCCTTTTACACCGAATCCCTGCAACACTTTGTCTTGGGAAATCTTCCCAGCATCGCCTTTCACGATCTCCATCACGTGTACAATCTTTCAGAGATTGAACGACGGTATTCCATCAATCGTGCTTATCTTTTAAAGAAAAATAGCCCACGGGCTCAATATTTCATTATGCTCAAGGCTGTTCTTTGTCTTGTGATTGTGTGTATTGCCCTACGATTCTTTTTCATGCTTCGGCCTCCTCCATTGTTAAAAAGTCCTTAGGATACAACGTCTTCTTTTCGGTGAGTTTCTCCGCAAGAGCTTCCAGAAGTGGCTTGTGATTACGCAGGTATTCTCTGGTTTGCAAATACGCATTATTAATCAGATGATGAATCTCTTGATCGATTCGTTTCTTGTAGGTCTCACTAAAATGCGGATAAATGATATGGGTACCCATTCCGTACCCCATAATCATTTTCTTGGCCACTTCGAACGCCGTCTCCAGATCGGACAACGCCCCGGAAGATACCGATGTTCCATATACCGTTTCCTCCGCCACACGCCCACCCAACAACACCTTGAGATGATCATGCAGATATTCCCGGAGGAAAAATCCCTGATCGACATCCTTTTTCTCAAAAACAGTGTATCCAAGAGAGGAAAATACCGAAGAGTCGACAGTAACCTTGGAAGGACGATCAAAATGACTCGAGTTCAGCGCCATGAGGAGATGACCAATCTCGTGCACGGCCACACGACGCAATGTCGCATCCGAGATATTCATCTTTCCAATCGATTGTCCCATGACGATTCTGTTCCGCGTGTCCTCCAGTATAGAATAATCGATAGGGAGCAACTCCTTACGGATACCCGTTAGCGTCGCCTCATTCAGCATATTCTCAATCTGAGCGCCATTCATCCCCGTCGTCATATCTACAATCTCATCCATCGTCACATTAATAGGCTTGTTCTTAAGATGAATGGTCACAATCTCCCTTCGTGTTTCGGTGTCCGGATTCGGCACATGAATGATCTTGTCCATACGACCCGGACGAATGACAGCAGGATCCAGAATATCGATACGATTGGTGGCACCCATCACTATCACATTGTGTTTAACCGTAAACCCATCCAACGCGACCAACAATTGATTCAGTGTCTGACTCCGTTCATCACTCGCACCATCTTCATTATTCGATCGTTTCTTCGCCAGGGCATCGATCTCGTCGATAAAGATAATACAGGGCTCGTTCTCCTTGGCAAAATTAAAGAGCTCACGAATACGAGAGGCGCCCACCCCCACATATTTTTCATTGAATTCTGCACCCGAAGTCGGAATGATGGGAATCTCAATCTCCCCTGCAAATGCCCTGGCCATCAACGTCTTACCATTCCCCGTCGGACCCTCCAACAAGACACCCCTGGGCATGCGGATACCATACTCTTCGTATTTGGAAGAATTTTTCAGAATATCAATCACTTGTAAGAGCTCCATCTTGACCCCATTGTATCCTCCTACGCTCTGAAAAGTAATATTACGATCATTCTCTTCAATCCGAAAGGTACCCTCATTAGACGTAACCGATTTCTTGGACTGGGGACGTCTCGGCGAAGAAGAAGAAGGGAGCCATCCAAGGCCTTCCATATCGGTTTCATTGACCTCACGACGAAGAATAAGAGGAAGCTGGATTCGCATTCGAGACCCTGGAGAAGAAGGCGGTTTTGATCGTAATTCGTCCAAATAACGAGATCCTGTAGAAGGAGGGAAAGTCTTTCCTTTTAGGCCTTCCAGATAAGGATTCTTATCACGATGATCACGATTATCAATACGATACAATTTCGGCATCGCAAAGGCCAGATACACCATTTTCAAAAAGTAGCGCATTTTTTTTTTTGTAGAGGGGGGTCTTTTTCGATTTTCTCATGGATCCTCATTCTTTAAATATTTTCTTTTTTCCGAGAGGATAAAAAAGAAAAGATGCCTTTTACATCGATTCAGGGTGCGTATTCGAATAATTTTCATGGTTTGGCGTTGGGTGGATTGGGAGAGACTATTTTGGCAGCGCCCTTGTGTTTTTGTGTCGATAAGAAAACCATTGCGCGGTATGAGAAGAGCGCGTTGCGATGTCATAAAGGGCGGTGTGGTGTATGTGCACGAAAGACCATGTGTCGTCATTGCATCCGTCGCCTTAAACCCTTGTGCAAATTTCAATAATAGAATGGTTAAGACACAAATTCCAGGATCAATTGTGTCATGTTTTCATCGATCCTATTGTATTCTTTGGGGGTGATGAACAATCGTAATTTTTCGTGGTTTAAATGATTTTTATGAAATTGAACGGAAGAATGGGTGGACCACGAACAGACAAAGATTTGAAGGAGGGCGACTTGCTTGTCATTCCAAAAAAAAGTATATTGTTTACAAAAGTAGGAAACAGGGTCGAACCGTCGTTGATAAGCAAAGCGATACCCTTTGGATACGGTTATTCGGATGCGTGAATCAGAGACCTGCAAACCTTGGTCATTGTAGACAAGACCCGGTATTTTTTGCCAAAGATCTTGCAAATCCTTTGTTATCTGGGAATTATTTTGGATGCCTTGAATCCTTTCTTCTTTTTCATGTGTTGAGATTAATAAACCAAGGGGATTATCCAACGTCATCATTTGTGTATGTGGTGTTGTCTTTCCCATGGTGGGAAAGACAACAAACGTGATTCATTTTTTGTGATCAAGAAAGTCCTGTACTGGAATCGAACCAATTACCAATCGCTCTGCAGGCGATTGCTCTACCGATGAGCTAACAGGACATCTATTCTCAAGCAATATTTTTTTTTTATTTTCATTTTATTTTTCCAAATTATTTTCTACTCTCAAATCGCCTCAAAATTAATCTGATCCTCACTGTCGAGTGTTGTGGTATCCACCAACAATTGCTGGACATTGGACGAACCATCTCCATTCGCCAGATTCTTGTACATGGCCGGATCAAATTCTCCCTGTATCTTGAGGATCTCGGCCTCCTCAGGCGTGTACTTGTGGACCACATCCGCCTTGTCATCCTCAAACTCCCGCAGAGAAATGAGGACCGTGTCGCCCACGTTAATCCAAACACGTCGTTTGAACTTGCCACGAATGTGACACACCTTGGTCGTGGCATCGGAGCAGAGTACTGAGCACCGCATATCACCCAGCATCTTGTCCACCACGCCGTATTCTTGAAGATCTTCCTTAAAGATCACTTCGCGTTTAAAACCTGTTGATGGACGCGCTCCACGCTTCTTCTTCTTTCCACCTCCCGTATTTTTCACCATGTTTTTTGTTGTTCGAGCCTGTTTGTGATTGTAAAAGATTTTCCAATTTTGTAATCAATTTTTTATCGAAGGTATGTGTGGGTCTGTGTGACCTTGTTCATTACAAAAGGTCCCCCATGGGCATCAGTTTTTTTTTGCTTTTTTGCAAAACAGCAATAATGGCGACAAATGACACAAGAATTTTTGAATCTAAAGAATAAGACCATGAAAGAAAAAAAGAGAGAAAATGAATTTGTTGATCAATACCATAGGGATGGGATTGGTGGTAATGGGTGTATCAGTAGCGGCGCGTTATGGGATCCCGAGTGTACGAGAAAAATGGGAGGGTGCAAAAATGCTTTTTGAGATGAATAAGAGCAAGCACAAAACATGGAAGAAGGCACTGGTGACCACGGTTCGGACGATCGCGTGGGTATCCTATCTAATGTTGTATCAAAAGATTTACAAGAATGTAGTGACGATCCAGAAGAATGTGTATGATGTTCATTACGTGTATCATGGCCAGTTGTACAAGATCCGATGCCGGCATGAGATGGGACCCAAGAAGAATCAGGTGCTCATGATCATGAACCAGAGCTCCGAAGACGTCACCAAAGAGATCATGTCGTATCTGGGTCCCAAGGGAAATTTTCATCATATGCGGTATACCCCCTTGGATCTTGGTCATGATGAATTGCATTTCTTTTTATCGGATGGAACGGTGCGATTGTTCAAGAAAGAAGAAATGTTGGTGTTGGACCAGTGAGTAATGAACCCCTTTTCAAAAAAAAAAAACTGATGAGGAGGAGGGGGAGGGGCTTGAAAAAATGGAGTAAGGAGAGGATTCTATAACAAGAATTAGGCAGTGGACTAAAAAAAAAATGATTTTTTTCATCTTTTTTTCTAATAATTTTGACAGATTATAAAATGAACCCCCAAAAAACATTCAATACGGATCATCTCATGACGTACCCCGATGCCTATCTTCAACCTCCCGAGGAAACCACGGTCAAGAAGAACAACAATGCGCGATACAAATTTTTCAAACAGAATCATTTTACCGCCGGGGACGAGGATCAATTCCTTGAATTTTGGGATCGTTCGACACCCTTGGTGGCGCCGTCCTTCAAGTCCCAGATCAACCTGAATAAAGACATCCAGGTGGATCCCAATGTGGGCTGGAGCAAGTATCGACGTCTGTGCGTTGATGACGTGATTGCCACCTATCATTATCTCGCCAACAAGTTCAAGAAGGGTATCTTTTTGAAGATTACCGATGGAGAGCCCAAGGTGTTTTTGCCCTTTAGCAAGGTGGATTATCAGAACGAGTGGTCCGACAAGATCAAGACGAATCCGAGACGTTTCCCCACGATCATGCAACTGATGCAATACACGGCTGGTGTTGAGAAACGGGAGTTTGTCGAGGGCAAGGTGCACAAGAATGTCAAGGCGTGGTATGGCAACAACGGGCTCGTTCGTTTGGAGTTTCCCATCTCGGAAGGAGATTCGGGTGTCAATATGCTCCACGATATGTTTGCGACACTCGCGCGAGAACGCAAGTTGCCTTCCTGTGAGCTCTTTCTCAACAAGCGCGATTTTCCCCTTCTCAAGAAGGATGATACGGAAGCCTATGACTCCTTTTTTGGAACCCGCACACGGCTCCTCTCTCATTCCTATCCGCGTTATGCACCCATTCTGGGCATGACCACCACCGATGCGCATGCCGACATCCCGATCCCCACCTGGGAGGACTGGTCACGTATTGCGTACTGGAGTGAGGGAAAGATGTTTGGCAAGGAGTTTCGCAAGTTTACGCGCCCGGAGGAATTTGATGCCATTTCTTGGGAGGAGAAGATTCCCACCGCCATCTTCCGTGGTGCCTCTACAGGACAAGGTACCATGATTGATAATAATGTCCGTCTGGCCATGGCCGCCGAATCTCAGAAGGGCTTGCGGGATGAGGAGGATGAAGTGCTTTTCTTGGACGCCGGAATCACCAAGTGGAACCTTCGTCCTCGTAAACATCCCTGTTTTCCTTACATTGAGACGCTTCATGTCGAGGAGATGCCCTTTGGTCTCGTGGCACCTCTCTCGCCTCTGGAGCAAGCCCGGTACAAGTACATCCTTCATCTTCCGGGTCATTCGGAGGCTTATCGTCTGGGTATGGAAATGTACAGCGGATCGGTGATTCTCTATCATCCCTGTCAGTATCGGCTGTGGTTCTTTCAGTGGATGAAGCCGTGGGTGCATTACATTCCTTTGACGGGAGGCATAGAAGATGTCTATGAGAAGATTCGTTGGTGCAAGGCGAATGATGAAAAGTGTCGAGTGATTGCGATGAATGCCCGGGAGTTTGCGCACAAGTATCTGGGACGAGACGCGGTCCTCGATTATCTTCAAAAGACCCTGTGGGAGCTCTACAGCGCAACGGGAAAGATCGAACACACTCCCCTCAGTATGAGCCAGATGAATAGGAGCCTTTATCAGCAGGTTCAGGGTCGCAGAGAGTCGTTTTTAACACGCTACCTGACCATCGTTTCTCAGGAAGATCATGAGGCTCTTCTTCCATCCTTTTCTACGCTCTCCCGGTCGATGAAGGCCATTCTTCTTCGTCTTTTCTATCGTCGCCTCCTTGTCGAGGAAACTCCTTATAAGGAGTCCAAGAATACCAGCATTTTTCGCGCTACTGTTGCGGGACAGACGGTCGCCATCAAGCAGACCAAAAAGACATGGAAATGTGAGGACCGGTTTCAGTTGTTGTGTTCCTATCTCTACATCAACGATCTCGCCGATATGATGCCCCACTATCTCTACACGTATGCCGATTATGGGCAGGTGTCGACCTCGATTGTGTCGGATTTCATTGACGGATCCACGATGGAGGAGCATCTTCAGGTACCGGGTAGTGATCTTGCGACCCTGGTCGACATGTGTCTCTATCTTTGCCTGGCGCTACACGCCGGACAACAGCACTGCGGGTTCCTTCACATGGATCTGTTTCCGTGGAACGTCCTGGTCCAGAAGCACGACGAACCTGTCCTCCATTCTTATGCCGGTCGAGAGGGTACTGTTTGTCTCCGTCATACGATTCTGCCGATCATGGTGGATTACGGCAAGAGCCATTTTTTGCACCAAGGATCGCACCATTACAATACGAGCCCCTTTTCCATGTGCCGGTTGCAAGACGTGATCAGCATCGTGTTTTCCAGTCTCTATGTCCTCTTGGAGAAGCAAAAGCTCTCGGACCGTGATTTGCGCTTCACCCTTCTCATGATGAATTTTTTTTCTGGATCGGAGTATACCAAACAGACCCATTTCAACAATATCAATCACGTCAAGTCGTTCCTCAAGAAACATAAAAAGTTTTCCAAGATGCTCGCCGAGCCCAAACTGGGCCTCGAGAACAAATCACCTCTGGATTTCTTTTATTTTCTTATCGACATGAAATTCCCGAGAAATGTCATGGTCGAATTTCAGGAGCGGGCTTTCTCGTATCCGCGACTCGCCTATCCCATGATGCTGGAACCGGAGTCGGGTTATGAAGACCTTCAGATCACGACGCTTCAGATGGAGAGGCTCCGAACGATCGGACAAGTGAGGGCTTGGGGCGTCCTTGATTTCCGCAAACAATGGTTGTCTCTGGAGAGGCTGTGGACGCTTCTTGTTTCTCAGGAAAAAGAAATGCGGTCCCTGTACACGTATCATGTTCTTTCTCTTTTTGAGGATCTTGTTCAGGACATTCATGTGATGGAGAAAAAGACGGGGAAAAAGGTATGGGACCAGGTTACGATAGAGGATCTTATGAGGGATTTTCCGTCTTCCGAGATTCCCGATACGATGCCAGCGACCTTGCCCACGACGAATTCCAAGATGTTACCCTATTATCCCACTCATGCCTGTGCCGTCTGTTTACGCAAGCTCTTGGGTGATGGACAGAGGATCGATCCAGTGGCGATGGGTCTGTTACATCGCCAATGGCTTGGTCTCCAACGTCTATCGATCCTCCACGGACACTCTATCTCCGCGGATCTATTTTCCATCTATACGGGGATCTGTGAGAAGATTACCCTTTCTCGTTTTTTGGAGTCGCCGATGGCGACCGCGACGGCGACAGCGACGACGAGGATGATGACCGTATAATCGCACTACCTCCGTTTTCTAAACAATCACATACCGACAGTTCGTGAGGATGTTCGTACCGATAATGATTGTGGGGTTTAAAAGTGACGTCCAGCAATCCAGAAGGAGGAGAGTGGTAGGTGGAACGATAGAGTTGACCCTTTTTTTGATAGATCCATTCATTGGTGTCAGGATTCGTGCGTGTATTGTTTAGCAACGATATTTTGGTGACGGGAGTCCATCCATTTTTATCAAGATAGTGTCGTTGGAAATGATGGGGATAGGTTTTCTGATAGACATGGAGCTGTTCGTGAAGAAGGGTGTCGAGGAGGTCGTCGGACTCCTCTTCGACAAGATGATGCTCGGGGAGAATAATGACATTGGTTCTTGTGTGAGGGAGACCGTCTTCATATTCATTACCAGTAACACAAGCAAGCTTCCACGGCATGGCCATGAATAAAGAAAGATTAATCCAGTCACAGGCAGAAGATTGCAGTTTGTTGCGAATTTTATCTTGTTGTTGGACAAGCTTGCGGATCAAGAGGCGTTGCTCGCTGGTAAAATCCGAAGCGGCATGTTTGCATTTTTCAATATACTCGGAAATGGTTTTACAATGTCGCGCCTTTAGATCCATCTCATTAAAACGAAAGAAGAATAGGTCTTTTTCACCGATGAGAAGTTGACGTGTCGTTGGAGCGTCCAGAAACAAAAGCATCATCTATATGTATATTTATCTGTCGCTTTGCTTTGATGAAAAAAAAAGTTTTTGTACGCCTCGTGACAAAAATATGATTTTTTTTTTTACGAACCATAAAAAAAAAAATGCAAATCCTTCTGATAATTTTCTGTATTCTGTTGTCCATTTGGATTATTCTCATTATTTTACTTCTTACCGGCGTCGTTCCACAAATCCATTCCCTTCCCAAGGAAAAATCGTACGATTTGTTTGAATATGAATATGACCAGCTCTGTCGAGGCATTATACCCAATCTCAATTGTAATAAAGGGCATCATACGAATGGAAATTATTATTCGACGTTGCGATGGAAGACTTCACCGGGTAATTATACTTGTACCGTTTATATTACTTCCATCTATGTGAATGAAATGTGGACCGATAATTGGTGGATCACCGTGTATGATAGGACAAACAAAAGCACCGCGGGTACGCTACGATGGTCATCGGTGTATTCCCAAACCTTTGATACCAAGGACGTGTTAAAAACCACGGTTCCTTTTATCCGAAGTTTCATTACCGCCGGCAGTCATCTGCTACAAAAATATCAGAATGCGACCTGCGTCGTGGATTATCGAAACAATACACGCAAGATTCATATTTTCACCAAGGGTGCGCATCCTGATCCTGATCTGGAACAAGAAATGGAAATTTCAAAACCTCCTTCATCCTCGTCAACCATTTTGTAACAAGTTTAAATCCAGAAGACATTAAAGACCTTATTGTGGGTTAAGTAAGTCAATAATAAATTTTCAAAATTTATTATTATACAAATGAAATTGAACCCTTTTTATTTTTTTCTTTTATTGATCCAATCAATAACTTCTTCATATCCATTCCAATTCGATATATCAATTGTCCAATTACACATCATCAATGGATTCAATACAGTCAATGTCTTTATATATTTCCCTGTATTCTTGTAGTATAATACAGCATACAAATATAATTGAATAAAATCTTTTGTTGCTGGTTCATTCATACTGGTCTTAAAATCAATAATCTCCTCTCCAGTAATGAGATCAGCATCCCCGTTTATACCTAAATTCGCGTTCCCTACGATAGGGTTGAGAAGCAATGGTGTTTTTTTAATCACAATTTCCAAATTTTGTGTAATTATATCAAAAACCTGTAGCGGTAGAAAACTGTCATCATAATCAATTTTTTCATGATATCCTTCACCCCAAAAAGCTGTATGAGCGGTGGATGTATAAAATAATTCTCGAAGAACTAATTTGGTTTCTGTTGATTGTTTGACTACCTTATAACTTACGCAAACTCTTTTTGGTCTAATTGGATTTCCATTTTCTTTACAAAAAACAAAATCACAATCATTTTCTGAATCATCTAAATCGACTGCAAATATTTCGGCTCTTCTATCTATAAAAGGTTGTCCTATTTGACTTGAAATATAGTGCCTCAAAACATAATCTATAAAAACACCAAATAAATTTGGAGGAACTTGCGCAGGCCGTGACCATTTAATTTGATTAGAAAAAAAAGAATGCACGGGAGAGCATCCATTCAATAATTTAAGAAAAGAAGGGCTTCTATCTATTATTTTTGCTAAGTGAGATACATTAATGGATGGAGGTATTATCAGAGAATTGTCTAATTCTTGTAATTTGCTGTCCAACCAATCACAGAAGATTATGGACCTTGCTAATGGACTTTTTTCATGTCTATCTCGAGTCCACAAGCACCAACCTATATTTTCCTGAAAAATTTGTTCAAATGTCATTCCTGCATTTGTTCCCCAAGTTATGATATTGGTTTCTGACATCTTTGAATGGATAATTTATATTTTTGAAAAATTGATAATCATTTTTTTTTGACATGTGGGGAAAAAAAAGTTTGTTATCGTTTTCTTATCCTCGTTTTTTTCTTTCTTATCATAAAAAAAGAAATTTTTTTATTTTTTCATTCGAAAATGAGCGCAAGGCTGGCTCTGTCAATTGTCATCCAGCATTGGATATCAGAAGAAAATAATCTTCGTCGCCATGCACGACAACAATTTCTAAAACATGCCATGGATAAACGGTCATTAATCATGGAATTCGATACCATGTCTCGATTTAGTGAATTAATCTATCCTCTTATCAAGATACCTTTTTCCAATGATATTTTTAATCGGTTGTATCAAAGGCTCTCTCGTTATATCGTAGAATTGTTAACGATGATTCTGAAACACGATGTTTCCGGACATGTCTGTACCAAATGTGAACAACATGTCACGAAATTTCAAAAAATTGGGCAGTCAGTATTCAATGTCTGTCGAAGCAAGAAATGTCGTACCGTGCATAATATCATTTTACACGTTTTTTGAGGCTTAAAGCCATAAAGAGGGAGAGTATAAATGTTTCATCAGTGTACGATTTGTTTGGACGAGGTATTTATTCCTGTGGAAATGACGGCGTTCCAATGCAGTACCGTGCGCGAGAGGAATTGTTATTCGTTCAAGAGATTATGTCAGGAGTGTGCGGTACGGTATTTGGAACTGGATCGACCTCCGAGTCGTCGAGCAACGCATAAGAAATGTCTTTTTTGTGATTCGAATATAAATCCTTGTGAACTTGTGGTATCCCCTCGTGGTTCGCGATGCATGGAGGGATATAAGAAGGATTATTTGTTCATGTCCATGGATCCACGGATTCTTACCTGTCGATATTGCCACGAATTTACGGGATCGCATCTGGAGATGGAGAAACATGTCGAACGGGAATGTCGGAAGCGTCGGGTCGATTGTTACTGTGGACTCCGTGGATGCAAGATGGACATCGAGTCGGAGGAGCATCGCAGGGTTTGTTGTTTTTACCGTGAGTGTCTTGTTTGCCACGAGTATGTGATTGTTCATGACCAAGAGATGCATCTTGCCAAAGAACATCAGATGATTTTATGTGAACAGTGTCAGAAACCCACCTCGCTTTCATTGGACGAACACAAGAGAAACGAGTGTGCCATGAGGACCATCGAATGTCGACATTGTTATAAATCGCTTTTGGCAAATGCCTATCTGGACCATCTCACCGAGCACGCAAGAGATTGTAAGAATCGATTGGCCTTGTTGCGTGAAATGAAATCAAAAGAGATGGTGTTATTTTTGCGGTATTCTCAAGAGATTGAAGATCTTTTTGAATTTACCTATGGCACGCCTATTGAGGAAGAATTGGTCGATTCTTCGTAGGATATGCCTTGCGGAATATTTTTCTTTTTTTTTTTTGAAAAAGAAAAGATCAGTTCGAAACGAGTGTAATGTCCCAAAAGAGTAAAAATAATCCTGTCGCCACGTTTTTCAAACTATTACATCTCGCCAATGAAATCTTCATCTCGTTTTATCTCTTGTTCTTGGGGTGGACCAAAAAATACGATTTATATTTCATGATTTACTTGCTCTTGATTGTTGTGCACTGGATCTTGTTGAGAAATGAATGTATTTCCAGTTATTTTGAAAAGAAAGCAATGGATTCAACATATGTCCTTGGTAGCCGGCCCTATCATCATCCCTTTTACGATTCCTTTCTTTCCCCCGGTTTCATTTTGTTCCTGAATTGGATGAAGATCCTTACGGTCGCCATTATCCTATTGCGAAACCTGGAGGATCCTTCCATCGTACTCATGTCCATCATTGTTATGCTCTTACAGATCCTTAATTATATCCGAAAGGGATCAATGAACTAAGGCACCTCCAAAAAAAAAAATGAAGGTTGGGGGGCGGTTTTTTGACCAATTCAATCGAGTGACCAATCAAGTCTTGATTCTTTTTTCTAACCTCCCCCTCATCCGTGATCATGATTCCTTTTTAATTTTGACAGGACAAAACAGACAACATGGAATGCCCGGTGTGTTACAAAAACGTGGGAAACAAGAAGGAGGTGAATCTGGAATGCGGACATCGCTTTTGTTTGGATTGCTCGACACGATGGTTGCTCAAAGATGGTGGCACCGCGACCTGTCCCATGTGCAGGGAGCCCACTGAATACTTTGATCGGCGTACGAGGAGTCAAGACGGCATGGACATTTATCTAAAGAATGTCTACATCAAGATGGAGCTGTTTCGGATGCGCTGGTATTCTCAGAAGGGCCTGCACAAGTGCCATGCCTGTATCCTGATGTCAGTGACGTGGACCTTGGAGAGTTTGGTGCTAAAGAAGAAGGAGAAATGGTACCGGCCCTCGATGAGAAGGGCGTTGCACGGCCTGCGCGAGATGATGATATGGGTGGAACATAATTTGGATCGCATTGATACGCAAAAGGCAGAGGACAGGCTGGCAGGGACGGAGAATTGCGAAGAGCACCGTGGGAGAGAGGACTGCAAACGGATTATGAGAGATCTACTGGTGATGGAAAGGAGTTTGGTGTTGTCGCGAAGCGCTTGATTTTTTAGGAATAGGATAAAGAGGATAAATTGATTTTCTTACTCCATTTTTTGGAGAAATAAATCCAATTTTTTTTGAATAAACTTTGAAATGCTTTTCCCGAGCCTCCCCAATCATGATATAAGTATTCTAATTGAGGAATTCTATAATTTTTTTTATTCAAGTAGAGGATTTGTAAGGATAGATCTGTATCTTCAACCCAAAATTTTCCGTAAGCATCATCGATTTGAAACCCGACATGCAATAGATCTTTTCGAAAACATTGACAACAACCTGCCAAGTTGGTTACATAATATTCATGGGGGTCGTCATTGGATGTGTCTCGATGTTTACCAAAAACCCAAGAATCAATAAAACATCCCGAAACTCCAACCATCCCTATCTTTTCATTGTATAAAATACTTTTTACCTTGTCAAAGAAACTTGCGTTTAATAATTTTGCATCCGAGTCCAAACTGCAGATGATGTCTCCCTTGGCTTCTTCAAAAAGAATTTTCCTTCCAGGACCCACACCAAGATTTTCAGGAGAGAATATTATTCTTATTTTTGGACTTTTTGTTGAAAAGTGTTTTAATATTTCTTTGAAAGAGGGCTCGCTATTATTATCAAGAATGATGAATTCTTTTATATCATCTCGATTCAAGGCATCTATATAGCTCTCAAGACAATTCTGGGTAATAATATCACGATTATGGGTTAACATTACGATGCTAATCTGATTCCGAATGTATTTCCTCATGATTAGATTATATATCGTGTTTTGCGTCAAAATATTTGTTTCATCTAACGATTCCAGACGTTTATACTGTATTGTTTCCCAAAGATGCATGGCATAGGAATCGCGAATGATATTTTTGTATTCCTCCATTATAATTGGTTCTTGAAACATGATCCTATCAATTTGATCCCATAAAGGATAAAACAAGGATCGTGGATTCAATATCTTGATGTGATAAGGGTACAATTTCGCAAGTCGTAATGGCAATACAACGCTGTGATAGTCCCATTGAGTACTATCAAAAGTCTTATACTCGTCCATCCATAGTTGTCCAAAAATAGAATAGGGCTTGCTCAGCATGATCGCATTGCATAAACCGTAATTTTGATTCTGTAATCCCATTACAAAATCATGATGCAATAGATCTGTAAAAGGTTTCAAGCAAATAGTATCCACATCCAAATAAATACCTCCGTATTTGATTAATTGGGTCAAACGAATAATATCTGCCTTGTGAGCGTAATGATCAATCTTATTACCATATATTTCTTCTGGTAACTCAACAAACATCATCGTCAAGAGTGGTTTAATTTTTTCCCACCAGAAACCGTAAGGTTCATAATGATAATGGAAATAAATAGTGGTGGGTTGATTAACATGATAGGCTGAAATAATAGCAAGATATTTAAATAACTCAAATTCAGAGGTTTGTTCCTTTAGACCGTAAACAAAATGAATAATATTTGGAATGTGATCAACAGTAGTAGTAATAAAATTTTTTTTTGATTTTATTTCCGATGGAGTGAGTTTACCCATCTCTTGAAGAAGTAATTCAATCATCGATGTCGAAATTTTAGAGGAAAGAGGAATATTTATTATATCTTTATCCATTTGTTTTATGAATTGATCAAAGTCACTATGTGATAGTTTTAATGTTTCATCATCTTGCTCTGTTTGTTGACTGGGATCTCGATTAATAAATTCAATAAGATAAGAGTAATCATTATCATTGTGATAAAACGCATTTTCCGTGATGTCTGTTGAAAAAAAGAAGAATGTTTTGATTTTTAAGAAAGTGCGAAAATAATTCTTTATGGATGTATTATTATTTCCGGAAAGGGAGACGAATAGTACCTTCTTTTTATTATCAACAATAGTTCTCGTATTGTCTTGAAAAAAGGTTGTATTTTGTACAAAACAGTCAGGCGTAGCCTCAAATCGTTTAATGCTACAATGTCGGAATGTTGGATGATCAGACCATTCCTGTAGACGCTTCAACATCTTTTCTAACATACATCCATTTTTCGAATATAATAATATACAATCGATACGTTCTTCAATACATTTTTTCATCAGTTGAAATGCACAAATGAAAATAAATGGACCGTTTGCGTAATGTTGTATAGATGAAGGATATAATAATCGACAAGATCTGACAACATTAACAATAGAAGCGAGTGCATCAAAATTATCGATAATGCGTTTTTCAAACTGTGTCCATTTTGCTTGACGACATTCTTTGACCTGAACTCCCGGAAATCCCTCCACTACTGTGCTCGATGATCTGTAAAAGCATTCTACGCGATCTTGAATCTCCTTGTACGATTCGACGACTTCTATCTCAGGAAATTGGATTGATGATGATGCGCTTGTCATCAATCGTCTTATTTGATCCACGGTAAAATAACCTCCTACGATGATATCTCCATCGCGAAGCGCTTCCACGTTTTCTTTGATAAAAATACTATCTTGCACCTCTAATTCCCATTCAAGTTGCAGCATACGATCCCACACACCGTCCTGATTATCGAGGAGGGCCTGTCTATGGCGTCGAGGAATAAGATGAACCGCCGTCTTGTCATTTTCTAAGAAGGATCGCATGGATGACTGGATTGATTTCATGGTAATAATGGTGATGGAGCCATCCTGTTGCTGTTGCGACTGTTGTTGGAGAGCCTTGCTTCGAAGAGAGGCCAGACCAGGAATACGTAGCGTCTTTTCAATTTCCTCATAGATGCTATTTTCTCTTATCTTAATTCTTGTGCGGATCACTTCTGAGAAATCCATGACGCGTTTACTCATTATGTTTTATCAGTGGCTTAGTGATAGGAAGGTATCTATAATAATAAAAGAAGATTTTTTTTTCATCTTTATGCTATCGATTTTATTCACGTTAAAGAGGGGTTTGTTTTTGAAAAATCATTCCAAAAAA